TGCTATCAAAATTATCTGAGCGTTTAGATGCTTTTGAAAAAAACAATGTAGCATCAAAAACAACTTTAGAAGCTGAATTATCTGAAACAAAAAAAGGTTTAGGAGTTGCTTTAAATGCTATTAGTGAATTAAATGGCAAAGCTGTTGCCGTTAATTTAGAATCTCAAAAGCCTTCTAAAAAAGCTACTAAAGCTTACGAAGAAATGAGCAACTACGAAAAAATGTTATTTAACAAAGGTAAATTATAAAAACAAAAAACATGGCAAAAGAAAAATCTGAATCAGTAGTTAATCCATTTGAAGAAGGAGTTAATTACAAAGTATTCTTAGAAGCATTAGGCTCTAATAAAATTGAAGACTATTTAAAAGACGTTTGTTCTAAAGAACAAATTGAATGGTTAATCGAAGATTTAAAACAATATAAACAAAAATAAAAACAAACAATTATGCCAATAAATTTTACAGGCTCAACAAGAAACCACTCTGAGTTAGAGCAAATTACAGAGGAATTATACCAAGACTCAAAAACTCTTAGAGAAAGAGTAATTGATATTGAAGAAGGTCACAAATCAGGAACAGATGTTTACGAAAGTAAAGTAGATGTTACAATGACAGCATTAAATACTGGTGAGGTAACAGCAACTGGTAACATTGCTTTAGGTGTAAATAGAACCCCTGTATCTTTAGTAGCTTTCAATTACGAAGATCGTATTAATGATAATTCATTAAAAGGCACTAAATTCGAAAAATCAATGAAATCAGGTGCTTATGAAGTAGTGTCTGACGAATTTGACAAAAAAGTATTAATCCAAATTCAACCAGCTATCGGAGCTGATATTGAATCTAAACTTTGGAACGGTGCAACAACTGCAACTAAAGCAGCTATTGCAGCATTAACGCCCGGCGCAGGTCAAGGCTCTATTACAGCAGCGGCTCAAGCAGCAGTTGCAGCAATGCCTACAACGTTATTTGATTCATTAGTAACTAGAATATTATATAATGACTCTCAATCAAAAACAGTACCTGGAGCAGGTTTAGGTAACTATATCAAAGTAACTGGCACTACTGTAACAAGTGCTAACATTGCTTTAGAATACAGTAAATTATACGCTGGAGCTGACCAAAAAGTAATTAATAGCGCTGGTGAATTACCAATGATTTTTGCGCCATTAGCCGATAGACAACTAATAAAAATTGCTAACAATACAGTAGGGGCAGCGCAACAAGTTAATTTTTTAATTGAAGGGGCAGGGGCAAATGAAAAAATTTACTACAATGGTGTTGAGATTTCATTCCACCCGATCGGAGCGACTTTTAGAGTTTTAACTTTACCTAGTTATTTGAAAGTGTTAACAGATGCAACAAGCGATTTGAATAGTTTACAAATTGATAAAGTGGCAAACGGTGCAATGCAACGTTACATTAAGAATACTCAAGCTATGGCTACATGGGTAACTAATCAACGTTATATCACTTTATACGGTGGATAGAAAAAAAATGAGGGGGTTTTAATTAATCCCCTCTTATTTATTAATATTAAAATTATAAAATTATGCCTTGTCCATTAACACAAAATTACGCAGTAAAAGACTGTTTAACGACAGCTGGAGTTGCTTCATGGTATATCACGCCATTTAGTAATATTACAACATCAACGTTAACAGCAAATGTTGTAACTGCAATCACAAAAACACTTGCATTTAAAACAATAGCTCAAGAAATAGAACAAGGGAATTGGTCTTATACAGGTGCTGGAGCAACCGCAAATGGTTCATTCGCTTACGACTGGGAAGCGTCAATTAAAATGCACGGATTAAATACTTTAGATAAAGAAGAGATTTCGTTATACTTACAAAACAAATGCGTATTAATTGCAGTAATGCAAAACGGTGACGCTTGGATGTTAGGACGTGAGTTTGGTTCTACTGGTATTGATTCTAAATTTGAGTCAGGTACTGCAATGGGTGATTTCATTGGAACTACATTAACTATAAAAGGAAGAGCAAAAGCAGCGGCGAAAAAAGTTGACCCTACAATCTTAGCAGGATTATTAACTTAATAGTTAAATTAATTAAAATAAAAAAAGCTACTTATTAAATTAGGTAGCTTTTTTTATTTTGTAAAAGTTTACATTTTTTGGTATATTAATTTAGTGATAATCATTAATAAAAATAGTACCAATATAGTAGTTTTAACGCTATCCGAAAAGACCACGTTAACTAATGCTGTTTATTTATTTGAAGTTATAAACGACCAAAGTGGAGAAGTAAAATGTTTTATAGCGGAAGATATAAGTAACAATAAACTAAGATTCAATGAATTTAATTTTATTGAAAACGAAACCGAAGATTTATTGAACGGTACTTTTGAATTAGGATTAAGTGGTTTTTACGCTTACAATGTTTACGAACAAACAAGCGCAACAAATTTAGATCCATTACTTGCGACTAATAAAATTGAAACAGGAAAATTAAATCTAGTTGACAATATATCTGAGATAACTCAGTATAATGGCAATCAAATAGAAACGATAGTATATAATGGCTAGTATCAATATTATAGAAAATAAAAAGTTACTTAACTTAAAGGCTATGCCTAAATTATCGTTTACTGTTGATAATAAGGGGTTTGTTAAGTATGGTAAAAATAATTTGTACCCTCAAGAATTAATTAGACTGTACAGTGAGCATCCTGAGCATAGGGCTATCATTAAACGCAAGGCTAGGTATATTTGGGGAAAAGGATTAAAAGCAGTTAATGCAGTTGATGAAATTAAAGTAAATGCTTTTATTGATAATTTCAACAAAAAAGAAACTTTAAACCAAGTAGGAAAAAAGATTAGTGAAAATACCGAAATCTTTAACGGTCAGTATATTGAGATCATAACTAATTTAAGTGGTGAAGCTATTGAAATGTATTTTTTAAATTCCGCAAATTGTAGGATTTCAGAGGATGGGGAAACTTTATTTTTCTCAAAAGATTGGAAGAAAAACCAATACAATATTGAGATAAAAGAAATTAAAAAATGGAATGATAAAGAAATTCAAGTTGGTACTTTCTTTACTGATTTCAAATACTATTCAGCGTCTGCTAGTAGATTGGAATCGATTTATCCAGTTGCGCAATATCAAAGTATTGTAGAAGATATTAATACAGACATTGCAATAAGTGTAGCTAATAGCACAATGGTAAACAATGGTTTATCAATGGGTAAAATTATTAATTTCTTTAATGGTAAGCCAGATGACAAAATGGTTGCTACTATTGATAGAGGATTTAAAGGAACATACACAGGCGAAGACGGCGAAGCTGTTATGGTTGTTCACTCTGAAAGAGAGGATAAAGCACCAGAGGTTATAGACGTTACGCCAACTGATATGGCGGATAGATTTACCTATACTGCTAAAAGAGCGCAAAAGAAAATATTTGCAGGTCACGAGATGGCTAGTGAATTATTTAATATAAAGTTTGATGATTCATTTTTAAGCGGTTCGCCTGACTTATTAACTTTACAAGAGTTATTCGTTAAAGGATATATTGAACCTAGACAAAATGATTTACTAGAGTTCTTATCTTACTTAGCATTTATAAAAACAGGTGAATATTTAGAAATGATGTTTGAGCCAATTAGTTTAATCGGAGCGGACTTATCTAATGACGTTGATTTAACTCAAGACGAAAGAAGAAAGTTAAAAGGATATGAGCCATTAAAACCAGTTGCAGTTGATGTAAATGGTCAGCCTTTGCCAGTACAAGCAGAAGCGGATGGATATAATGAAATGTTAACTGGTTTAAGTGCAACCGATCGTAATGATATTGATAGAATTGTAAGAAAGTTTAAATCAGGTAAAACAGAAAGCCCTGATTTGGCTATTGCAAGTTTAACGGCTTATGGATTTAAAGTTAGTCAAGTTAAAAAGTTTTTAGGTATTAACGATGGATTAGATGCTAAAATGTCTAGTCAAGTTGATAATGTTTTAATGGTTTTTGAAAGCATAGGAACTATTGAAGACCCATCAACTTATACTGTTTTAAAACGTGAAAAGGTAAAGTTTAAAAGTCAAATTGATGCTTTAAAATATGAGCGCCAAATAATGAAGTTTGCGGATGCTTTAGTAATTAGTGTAGAACAATTAGACAACGCTATTTTAAACGCTTTAAAAGGTAATCCGATACTGTCTATTGATGAATTATCAGAGTTAACTCAAAGCGATTTCGCTAAAGTGGAAGAAAGTATTGCAAGGTTAATTAAGAATGGACTTTTAGAAAGTAATAGTATAGGTTTTAAACCAACTGAAAAAGCTATTGAAAAACAAACTGAGCCTATTGTAAGTGATGAAATTTATACAGTTTATAAATATGAGGTTAACGATGAAAAACCTAGTTTGAAAAAAGGAGGTTCATCTCGTCCTTTTTGTAAAAAATTAATGTCTTTAAATAAAGAATATACTTTTGAAGAAATAGACGGCATTAGTTTAAAGGGAGTTGGTGAAAATGTAGGAGGTACTAATATTTGGGATTTTAGAGGCGGTTACTATACTAATCCTGAAACAAAAGTAGTAGATCCTGATTGCAGGCATATTTGGGTTGCTGAAACACGTTTAAGAAAAGTTAAGAAATAATGGCAGACGTATTATTTATACAAGAAGACTACTTTAAGAAGTTAGTAGGAGTTGACGGAAACGTGGACTTTAAAAAACTTGAAAGCACTATAATTATGGTTCAGGATATTTATATCCAACCGATTCTAGGTACTCCATTATATGAGGATATTAAAACGAAAATAGCTTCAAATCCATCTTTATCTTCTTATCCAAACGAAAAGGCATTAATTAATAACTATATCGCTAAATGTTTAGCGTGGTACATTAAAGCGGAATCTAGTTTGTCGTTTAAATTTGCATATCAAAATAAAGGAATACAAGTTAAAAACTCAGCTAACTCAAGCGCAGCCGACACAAACGATGTTCAATTATTAAAGGACGAATGGACTTTAAAAGCTAAAGCATACGGTCAACTATTAATGGATTACTTAAATGATAATACAACAACTTTTCCAAAATATATAGAAGCGACAACTTCGGGAATTAATGCAAGTAGAAAAAATTATTTTAACGGGATTTACATAAGAGACAACGAAACCAATATTAACGATTATTATTGCAAAAAAGAATGTTAACGATTAACCAAGACAAAGAATTATTTAGCCAATTTGCAATTAAGCATAAGGGTATAAATTCATTTTACTTTGGTGATGAATCCGAAGCGGACACTAATGTAGAAATAGTTTATCCGTTCTTTAATGTTATTTTACAAAATAGCACTTTATCAAAAGGTATCGTTACAAGGAATTATTTATGTATTGTTTCTGATTTAGTTAACAAAGATGTTTCAAACATAGATCATGTAATTAGTGATACTGAGCAAATATGTTTTGATTTACCTAATTACTTGAGAGCTGTTTCAAATAGTGGATTAATAGGAGCTTTCAAAGTAAATGATAGCGTAACATTAACTGATTTTACTGAGCGCAATGATGACGATGTTAGTGGACATTTTTTTGATTTAACTATAAGTTCGCCTCAAGGTGCTAACAGTTGTAATTTACCAATTGCAGCGGGTAATATTTTAACTAACAATTATATTTATGTTGGCGGAACTACTGTTCCAAGTGGTACTTTCTTAGTTGAAATTAAAGACCAGGACGGGAATATATTGCAAACATTTAACACAAGTGGCACTTATACAGTTGAAGTATTACAACAAATTATAGATACGATTACAAATAACACATCAACAATTATAGACCCGATTAACTAATGGCAAATGTAGACATAAGGATAGGTAAAAAAAATGCAGCTTTCTTTGCTGCTAATCCTACATTGATTTTAAAAGATGGGCAGTTTATATTTAACTCAGATACTAGTGAGTTATTCATAGGCGATGGTACTACTCAGTTAAGTTCTTTAGTTGCTATTAATGGGGCTGTCGGCGGTTCAGGTTTTGTTCCTTACACAGGGGCAACTCAAAACACTGATTTAGGCAATTATAGTTTAAACGCAAAAAGTTTACACGTTAAAGGAACAGCTGGGTCTGGTCATTTAGGATTAAAACATCAAAGTTCTAATATTACTGCAAGTGCTTCCGAAAGTTCTATTGGAGCTAATAGTTTAGGTAATCCAATTTGGAAAAATGATGGCAATCCTATTGAAAATATTTTACTTCAAAGTAATATTACTCAAACAATCACAAGCGGAGTTACTGACAAAGCACCTAGCGAGGATGCTGTAAAAAGATATGTAGATTCCGCAAGTCCTCCAGCAGCAAAACTTTTTAACTATTATAACTTTTCATAATTATGCCAGCAAATCCAAATCCAATCTTCACGCTTACACCAGAAAATGCTCGTGTAAGACTAACAACAGCAAACACAACAAGAGATTTATCATCAACTACAAATGCAGCATTACTA